CGCGCTTTCATCTAATGACCAGGACGACAATCCGAGCATATCAAATGATTCGCCAGGTTTCAATCGACGAAGTCGATTCCACGTTTGCTCTGAATCAAACGATAATCCACGATATATCGGGCCAGTCCATTTCGGTGCTACTGCAATATATTCTTCGAGATCCTCAGCGATGATGAAAAGTGGGTTCGCTTTATCCAGAGTCATTTGAACGTCTCGAATACCCGCCCAATCTCCGCCCGTTGTAAAGTCATCAATAGCCGCAGAAATACGAGTGGCTTTTTCCTTATTAAAGCCCGTTTCCTCCATGATAGATTTTACTTTTATGGCTTCCCAAGGAGCCTGATATTTAGTTATTTCAGCATCTGTAGGGAAGTCTGATTTCCATGGTCGAGATAACTCGGGGAGGGAGCTTTCAGAGTCGTATTCAATTAGGCTACGTTTCTTTACAACACCAGTGGCTGTTGCAGAGGGCTTCTTCGTTTTCTCAAGCGTCTTCGTGAGCTCTTGAATAGCCTGTTCAGAAGTAAGCTCGGGATCAAATTCCTTCATAGCGGTAAGGATTCTTACGTCAACAGAAGCCGCGGGGCCAGTTAAAGGAATCGCTGTCTTTAACCCTAAAATATTCTTTCGAATTAGATACTGAAATTCATCTGCAATTGGCATCGCGGTGGCGTTAATCGCACCAGGTGCGATATTAATAAGCGAAAACATTTCCGCGAACCATTCGTGGAATTGCAGAAGTTTTTCCATCGGCATCTTCGAATATAGCGTAACGGCCGTCCGTAATTCATTCGGAAGGGCGTCAATCACTTTCGGGAGAATTTTACCGACCTCCCCCTTTTCAGCGTACTTCAAAGCAGTAGTGTAAGCCCACTGCCACCACTTCCATAGATCTAATTCTTTCGTGCTCGCTTGAATGAGCGCATCCTTAAAAGCCGTTGACGCTACCGCGATATGGGATTTCCATAACGCATAAAACTCCTGATATCCCACGGCCTTATGAATTTGGAATCCTACGCTCGCTAATGGAGACCATAATTGAGTACCCCAGATATGGTGGCCAAGCTCATGAGCGAATATACGCGCATTTGGTCGAGATAATATCATACTATCAATCGTGACGTCCTTAGCGACATCAGCGCCGTAGATTTCTACTACACGAGACATCGCTTCATCTCGAAGCTTCTTAGGAAGAGATGAACTGAGAAGCGTTTTTTCAACCAGCCCTGATAACTCCTTACTTGTCCAAACACCGTCATATTCACCGTATGTGGCGATGTAGTCGAGACCCTCAAAAAATTCTTTTCTGCTTAATGAAGGATATGCAGTTAAAAGCTCCTTTACCCACTCAGCGGCGTTTGCCTGTCCATATAGTGCGCTAGGCCCAGGAGTACCGTCAGGACGAAGTAAAAATTTCTTTGTTAATGTTTCTGGCGTCGCGTTCCGATGCCAGAACTTCGGAAGATCATGGAATTCTCTCGCAATGTATTGTTTATGTTCTGGTAGCGAGAACGCAAAGTCCCTATAAAAAGATTCAAACTGCGCTGCGCCAGGAAGAGACCGGAAGCTATTATAATTGGAGTAGAATGATTTAATATAATATTCTGTTAGCCCATTGAGATCGTGATTATAAAGAAAATCTACATCAACGGCATATGTTTTTGGATAAATGCCAAGTTCTTTCAATCTGTTAAAGGCTGCATTGGGATTTGTAACAAGCTGTTTTCGAATGGCGGCTGTGACGCCCTGCTCTCCAGCGATAGTATTCGAAAAGTCCTGTACAACATAGGAATAAAAATCTTCCGCGTAATTTGTAAAGCTATCGCCATAAGCAGCGTGTAAATTATTATTCTGTACCTTTGCTATGCCTCGAAGAATAAGAGATTGCTTCTGTTGGGAAGTTACAGCCGCTGGGACGGTTATTTTGTATCCAACACCCGATTCAAACGCAACATCAAATTTAGCGCCCTCTGAAACAGATCCGAGGGAAAGGAAATTTTCCCACCGCTGCATCGAAGGGGATTTCTCAACTAAAGAAAAGAACTCTGGGATTGCAGCGTTTACGTAATTAGTACGTAAAACATCCATCGAAAAGTCTACCGCTGGAAGAGGCGCTTGCCTACTAACCATTCGGTTGACTAAAACATCTACGACGGTATTCTTCCGATTAACAAGTCCTAAAGTACAGTGGCAATTCGAATGGCACTCATGATCACAAGTTTTTGGATAAATCCCCGCGAATTCCGCTCTTGTCATCGGACCCATTCTTTCCATCGCGAGGCAGCCATTGCACGGATCGCCGCTTGTGGTAAGCCATTCGTAAAGAGGCTCTTCACCTGTTTGAGCTTTAAACGCAGACGCACCTAAGAAAAGGGGAATATGTTGAAGATCCCCGACTATCTGAGTGTACATTAAAAATTGAAATGCTGTTGAAAGAAGGGAGTGTTTAGTTCGAGCTGTCGCCTGTTCCGTTTCTTCAGGCGTCATGCTCTCGTGAAATTGTGTCTGGACTATATTGTTAAATTGGTTGAAAAGCTTCTCCCTGTTCCACCGAGCGACTTCCACCTGAGTTTTAAGAGAAGCATTCCGAAGTGACTTATAATCCCAGGGAATTTTCCCGTAATAGCTCTCTGCATAGCGGGTGCCACTAACAAGTGCGCGATCATAGACATCTGAAGCTGTTGAATTAACGTAGCCGGTAAAGGTAGATACCGCATTATCAACTTGATCGAATCTATTCGCGCTTTCGAAATCTCTCTTGAATCCATCCAAGGCGATCCCGATATCTTTGGTCATCTGCTGCCAAGCAGGCCAAGAGCGCTTTCGAAGATCATTAACTAATTTTTCACGATCGATAAGTAACCGGCGGACGGGAGGGGATTTAAACATACTGCGCCCATAATGGGAGCGCATTTTTTTCATCCAATTTTTCTTATTAATTATTTGATCTCGCCGAAAAAACTTCGCGAAGCTTGATCCCCCTCTTCTCCGGCCCCTGCGGCGGTTTCGCTGCCAGCTGCTTGAACCCCCATTGGGCTCATCATTTCAAGATCGTCGCCACCTTCTTTCGCCTCAAGATCGACGACGTCTCGCCATTCATTTTTTGTAACGATTCCGGAACGAACGGCATTCTGAAGTATCGGGAGTGGCACGGACATGTATTTCTTAAATAGAATCGAGACGTCCATCTCTTTGAAAACCTTCTCATTCAAATGCGATTGAAGGATCTCGATGAGGGGGTAGTAAAGATCGGATTCGTAGCCATTTTTCGGTGGGGCAGTAAATCCAAAAGTAGAATATATCGCCCCTTCAAATGAACGATAAAAATCCATCGCCTGCATCTCTCTCTGAGATGCCATGAACGCAGTATAGACTGTATCTTTAACACCTGAAATGACTCGAATCCCAGATGTCGTGGGAGTCTCGAATTGATTCTTTATTCGCTCATAGGCCTGATCGCTAATGTCCCCAAAAGAAAGTAACGCTTCTCGTAGTTGCGACCCACCTGCTTCCTTCGATACCCGTTTTGCGGTATTAATCACAGAAGCGAGCTGTATGGACGCGGTCAATACCAGGGGAAGACTTTGGATGGTCCACGTCTTAGGGAGCCCTTCAACGAAAATCATTTCATTTAAAGCGAAAGGAATTTGATCCGCATTCGGATATTGAACGAATCGAAGAATTTGTCCGGTCGCTAATCGCTGCGCGTTTATATATGCGGCGTCTCGGGTAATTAATTGAAGTGGTTGTCCTAAAGGATTTCGAACGATCTCGATGGCCATCCGATCAATGCAGAGTAAATCTTTTACTGCAGCGGAAATTGTTTCATACCACGAAAGGCCACATAGATTAAGCCCTTTGGTCATCTCTTCAGCGGCGACGGTATTGGGCCCGAAAAACTCTACTTTAGTTCTGCCGACAGCGTCGCAAATGCAATCAACGCATCGGCGAACATGAATGGACTGCTCATAAACATTCCGGGCGATAACAAAGACGGTCTGCTTTAAAAGCCCTTGAGTGATCTCAAACCGCCATACACCTGCGCGGCCTTTAACATTCGCGTCGTCACTTTCCATTCGCGAGATGTCGTTGCGCAACTTTTTTATCTCAAAGTCTTTCACACTCTCGTGGAACCTAGTTACGTCGATAGGTCTTTTATCATCAAAGGGCCACATTAGTACCTCCAGACTGCAACTTTGATTGCGTCTGTTTTCCGTTCGCAAGATCGCAGTGCCTCTCTCGCGAGCCAGGTTGCCATGAGTAAATCCGACGTAGGATAGTCGGGGTAAAACATTAACTCATTTCGCCACTCACAATAACCACAATCGCATTCAGGTACGTGGCTACTTACATCGGGGATCTTCCAAAGACCTGCTTTAAATTCGGCCGCCAATGAATTAAGCCCAATGATGTCGTCGTGTTTTTGTTCGCCCGTATAAAATGCATGAAGGGGGATTTTTTTCAATTCATCTAACCATTCAATTAACGCCTGCTGATATTGATTATTTTCAACGAAGAGCATTGCATGATGAAATACATTATAAGTATGGAGGATTGTTCGGGCTTGTTCTGGAGAAGTAAGTTTTGCTCGCTTAATATCAGAAAGGACGCGATATCCTTTGTCGTCGATTCCAATTGTTACGATCGCAGTATACTTTGCACGAACCGTTTTCGCGATCGCAGGATCGACGCCTGCAAAGTAATTCCTTATCTCCTTTGAGATGTTAATCCCAAAAGGACCGACAGTTAAGCCCTTATCGACACAGGCCGCAAGCCAAGCTTCCTGAACAAAGTGTTCCTCTGGTTCGTGGGGGAGCATCCTAAAGCCGAGATTAAATGAAGATGGATTATCTCGGAACTCTTGAACAAGCCTAGGGCGAGGCCAAACAGATTCCCAAATAGAGTCGAAATTTTCGTTGATTATATACACAAGAAAGGGATATGTTTTCTTTCTTAACAACTCCGAAACGTAATCTTCTTTATGCCACACGGTTGCTGTAATCCAAATCCTTCCACCAGATACGACTGTTTTCATAAAGACATCCCAAATCGTATCGTGCACCACTCGCCGGAGGCCAGGCGTTTTGGAATTTCTAAGGTCACAAACATCGTCGAGGATGAGTAAATCGCAACGACCACCGACTCCGGTTGCCAAGATACCACAGGATTCAAATGTCGAGTCTCGATAAATCTTTTCCCTTTGGACGGTAAACTTCTGAGTACCTTTTCGCCGATCCTTATGCCATCGAACATTCGAGTATATCTGTCGGTAATGATCGGACTCCAAAACCTCTTCGACCGTTTGACACACCTCAGCGGCTTTATCATCAGAGTTTGTAACATATTTAATCCGGATATTTGGGTTGCGACCGATCTCATCTGGAACTAATCCTATAACGACGGATGACTTCCCATGTTCCCGAGGAGCTACTACGCCACTAACAATTTTAAACCCTTGTCCCTGCTCTCTCTCTGCCGGTGATACTTCGCGGCGAAAATGTCGGATCCATTCTTTATGAAGATCAGATAACGGAAAACCCGTTGTTGCGCGAATAAATACACCGGGATCAGTTTGCGCTGCTTGGATCAGTTTTTCCGATAGCACCGGATAATACCTCTGCTTCTAGGATATCCTCATCCTCGGTATTCTTACCTGGTTTAAGTGGAGCGATACGTTCGCGTTCGTTAATATATCGAAGAGTGGATATAACATCGCCCCATTTCTCAGGCCGAATTTTTCCTGTCGAAACATAAAAAACGGTCATTTGTCGAAGAACGCTCAGGAACATTTTTTCGTCCCGAACTAATTGTGCAATAGGGGCGGTGACATTCGCAAGAGCACTCAACTCTGCTTTGGCCGAATCTTCAACTCCAGCCAACTTTTTGTCCCACTCCTCTTGGTCGCGCCATCGACGAATTGTTTGTACTGGAGTTCCGACCACCTTCGAGGTTTTTGAAAGACTTCGCCCATTCTTTGCGTACTCTAAAAACGCCAACTCTCTTCGGGATTCATCTTTGGATCTTGCCATACTATAATTTTAATATAAAAAATTGATTCGGCAAGTGGTTATATGGTCCGAAGAAAATCGATAAGAGGGAAAACTTTGTATGTTCCCGCATCTGATGGGAGAGTCATTTCCGCAAAGCCTCCGTGAAGGCCCCAATCATCAGAAGTAAAAACAAGTTCAGGGCAGGAATCTTTTAAGATCACTAACGCGACTTCAGCCTGTGTCAAATCGGCAGATTCACCGTACGCCTCATTTAAGAGGTTAACAAGTGAATCAACTTTCATTTGAAAAAAGTAAGAAAGATTTACCGGCGGATTGACCACCGTCTTCAAGTACATTGGCGTTCCTGAGCGGCAAAATGGGAAAGAAAATTTCCTAACGCCAATTGACGTTGAAACAACGATCAACCCGCCGGTAGATTCGTCGGTAAAGGGTTTAAGTACCCTCTCCAACTTTTTCAGGAACTGATACTCCGTCCGGGCTGCTTTGCTCTGGATCAGGTGCTTTTGTAAGCTCTCCTGATTTAATTCGTTCGGCAAGTTTTTTCCTCACGATCTCAGGGATCGGATCTCCCTGACGGAATTTATGTCCCATGCTATCATACCAACCGCCGCCCTTCTTGTCGATGATCTTGGTTTCGACACCGTAGTCTAAGTATGCCAAGGTATCATCGATGCCTTGATCGAATACGATGTCGAAAGCCCTCGTCTTGAACGGCGTGGCAACTTTGTTTTTGGTGCAGTGTCCTTTACATCGAATGCGATCTGGTTTGATTTCCGTTCTTGACACCCGAATCAAACACGCCGCATAAAAGTCAATCGCATGGCCGCAGATTTTGGTTTCTCCAGCTCCAAATCCCATTGGCCGCTCTCGAAGCTGGTTAATGAAAAGCAAGCCTACTTTCCTTGCCCATGCGATATTGGTGAGTCGTCGAAGTAATGCGGACATGACACGAGCGTGTAGACCGACATCCTTCGACGTGAACTCTCCATCGACCTCTTTCTGTAACGGCGTCGCAGCAACGGAATCCCAGACGATCAGAGCCGGAATATCGGGGGAGTCTTTACGGAGGAACTCGACCATAAATGGAATCAGTTCACTCACCTGTTCCATCGTCCCAGGTTGAATTGTAACCAACTGTTGGGGATCGATCCCAAACCACGAAGCCCACTCCGCCCGATAACTATGCTCTGTATCAAGTAGAACTGCAAGCCCTCCGGCTCTTTGCACCGCACCTAAACAAGACGCTGCGAGGGTGCTTTTGCCAACGGACTCCCATCCAGAAATTTCGACCAGCCGACCGCAGGGAAGTCCTTTCCCTAAAAGATCATCCAGTGCGAAGCTCCCGGTAGAAAGGAATTCGTTAGATTGTTCGCAATTACCCAAAAGATTCGCAGCAAAGCTGCCGTACTTATCGGTGACGGCTTTAACGAGATTGTTTGCGCGATCTTTCGGTTCCGTCATTTCGCTGCCCCTCCTTCTTTCATCCGACTGATCGCGGCGTTCAGACGGTTTTTCACTTCATCGACACCGCCAGGCGGAGTAGGGGCGGGAGGATTCGGATTGGACGGCGGAGTCGGACGCGCAGCCGGAGGAGGAAGAACCGCAGGCGCCGGAGCAGAGCGACTGGAAGGAATCGCGATAGCTGCTCGAGTGATCGCGCCCTCTACGGCTTTCATCATCACGGCCACGTCGGGGATCGAAACCAAAACATCGAGGTTATGAAGATTGTCGAGCCAGGCCATATCAGCCAGAGGAGAAACTTCCGGGTCAGGGCGAATCTGAAACTCGGTATCCCTGCCGGTTCCAATCCGATGGATGACGATGTTGCGACCTTTATCCGGATGGGTCAGATCTCCCCACTTCGGATCGTTGATGTAGCCCAGGACTTCCTGAAGAACGGTTTTGCCGCATCCCCAAACCTGGACTCCGAAGTTGACGTTTTCCAGGTCGATGATGTTCAGCATGTACCTCGGACGCGCGGAAAGCTCCCTCGCCATCGAGGAATTCGATTTTGCGAGAACTTCACAGGCGGTGCAAATCGGGCATTCCTGACCGAACTGCTTTAAGCACGGGAATGACTGCTCATCCGGGCCGACTCTCCAATGGAAAAAGACCTTGGTGTAGATCTCACCCTTCTCATTCCACGGAGGCATAACCCGAACGTAGTTGTTTCCTTCTTTCGGCGTCCAGGTTACACCTTGCTGGAGCTCTTTTTGGGACTCTTCGGCTCTCTTCTGATTCAACGGATAGTAAGGCATGGTATGACTCCTTTCTAGGTTAGTTTTGCCTCATTTTGACCATTGCAAGTAACACTTCCTTTTTTCGATTCCACTCCTCACGACGTAGCTCTAACGCTTCCACTTGTTCACTTTGACGGAGCACCTCCTTCTTGAGTGACTGCCACTCTGGGTTAAGTTTAACATCACGTTGCAAGGACTTCTCTGTATACTGCAAACCGTTCGACTCCGAATGCCTCCTACACGCTTCCGCTAAATCTGTTTCAAAGACGTCCAACTGAAACTTCTGCCATTGCTCTTTCCCTTTCGAAGCGATTAACTGCGAATAAACTTGCGGTAACGTATCCAATAACGCTTGCAATTCAATAGTTAATTGGACGTCATCCATTATATAACCTCCAGTAGTTGAATGATATTTGAGAGTTGAACTACGTATTGCTGAGGTAATGATAAACTATTTTTCATTTTGACACACGGCTCGAATGACATGATTTTCTCCCTGGGAATGTTTTTGGTAGTCCAGTATTTCCCCTCAATACATAATTCTTGAATGATCTTTACACCGATGGATGTATCGAGAGATGTTACACCAAGACCTCGAAGAGCGTTGATTTCTGCGACGCTATTCGCGCCGGCGCAATGAATCTCAAAGCTTGGATGGGCAGTACGAACCTCTGCGACGAACTTGATTCTCGTGGTCGCCATTTCCTTTGGGGTAGCTTTCTTGATATCTACCATATACTTCGGGATTCCTAAACGAATATGGTCGAGTTTATCGCTGAGATTCCGAATGAAAAATTGAATCATATCGAAGCGTCGAGAATGGGTTTTCCCTTGGATCATCGGAATGAAGATAGGTCGGACACGGCACTTTTTCGGATCAAAGGAGCGAAAGAAATTGAAAAACAAATCACAAGTTTTCGCATGATCTTGAAGTGCATCGGGAATGATAATATACGCAGGACAGTACCTCTCGATAAGAGTGTAAAACATATTAAGCGAAACACCCGGAACGAATGGCGACTTATCGAGGATCCACTCGCTTCCAATTAAATGTAGCGCCACTGCAGAATGTTTCCTGATCTCCGATGCCTCCGCGAGTTTTCTACATCCCTTATTCTCTTCCCAATACCAATACGGCACGACATGAAAAAGATCCATTACGCTACCTCACCCCTTCTAATCCGCACATATTTCAGCGCATGATCATAAATGTGGAGCCCCTTGCTGGCGGCGATGATCTTGCCGTTACCCACCCCGATCTCCTTGGCCATATACTGCTTGAGCAACTCGATTCCACCTAGGTTAACCGGAAATCCTCCCCAGAGATCCCAGCTCCGGAAATATACAAAGAAATGAAGGATGCCCTGCTCGATTCGTGTATCAATCACCCGAAGACACGGAGGATCAGGCAAGAGAATATCGGACGGCATCCCGATCTCGATGGTGCATTGATTGTTACCGTAATTCGGCCCTCCGTCTGGACCCTCGAATTTGTATTTATGAACAACCTTCTCGATCTGATTAACGAATTTCGGTTCAAAATCAACGGTTGCATTTCTTGTTTCGGTAGACGGTTTGAAAGCAAGATTGGATAGCTTAAACCCGGAAATCCGTTCCCCGTAGGTATACTGCTCGTCCTCGGCCAGATCGGGATTGAAAATATAATTAGAAAAATACTGTTCGTTGTTTTCCTGGGTGGTAGGAGGGGGTAAAACAATTCCTTCGGGAAATATTGGAACCATATCCTCCCAGGGTCGCTCAATTTCCACCAGGACAAATTCAAATTCATACCGGAATTGTCCAACGAAGCTCCCCTGGGTGATCTTATATTTCCGGCCCTTCTCCTCGACCTGGAAAATCAACTGATGCCAAGCGTCGTTGATGGTTTTCGCATTGATGATAATCGGCTTAAACATTATCCCTCCTTTTTCTTTTTCGTATCAACGATCTCAAAGGACATTTTCTTCGTCCATTCCTTATTCGCCAGCTTCTCGACCGCCCCGATCACCGCTCGATAAATATCGATGTCCTTGATCTCCGCCAAGCAGAAAACCATCAGCAGCAGATCGCCCAAGGCATTCTGAGCCTCGTCCTTATTCCATCGGCTCGGGCCATACGCCTTCTCATAGACGATCTGTTTAATCAGATCGCCCAACTCATAGGTGCAGATATTCGCCCGATACAATGCGTCCTTATTCGGTTCAGTATTCATATAAGCGTGAACCCAATCCTGAAGAAATAGGAGGCCGTAAAGTTTGAACCTCATTTCACCTAGAGCTTCCTGACTCTCTAGCTCAAATTTGTTCATTCCTTTTCCTCCCAATAATCGCTCAGTTTAAATTCAAACGGAATGCTCTTGCCAATCTTCGGTAGTGGCATTGCTGCGACCTCTTCCACAAGAGACTTCACCGCATCCAGTTCACTTAAATGAACTTCGAAAACCAACCCATCGTGAAGGTTCATGATCATTCCAGATTGCGCGTTTGCCTTCTTTAACTCTTCGTTCACCATATAACCCGTTCGAAGGGTGAGTTCCGCGACGTTAGATTGACATGGGAAGTTATACCCGACACGAATCCATTCCTCCTGAAGATAGTGATCGAAGAACTGGAGGGGTGGAAAGTGGCGCTTCTTTCCAAATAGATTCTCCAGATATCCGATCTTAAAAATTTGATCGATCAACCCTTCTCGGAACTGGCGCACCTCTGCGTAATGAGATAGGAACATATCAATGAATACTTGGGCCTCAGAGACTGGGATCTTATTTTCTTCTGCAATGCTTTCGGCTGTTCTACCGTATATGATCCCAAAGTCGATAAACTTTGCGAGAACGCGCTGCTCTGATGTAACCGCCTCTTCGGAGATCTTAAACAACATCGCTGCAACCTTCCGATGAACATCCTTCTCGCAGTCTCTCTCTAACTGTTCCGAGCCAGATAAGAATGCGAGAACAAACATCTCGGCTAGCCGATAGTCAGTGCTTAGGAAACAGAATCCTTCCGGCGCAATAAAGAGCGGCCGAATACCACCAAGACGAGGGATATTTTGTAGATTCGGATCCTCTGATGCTAACCGACCAGTTGCAGGACCGAACTTATAAGAACAGTGAACGCGGTTTTTATATAAATTGCTTAACATCCCACGAGATAAGTATGTGCTGCAAATTTTGTTTAATCGACGAAGCGACATCAATGAATCAGCGATCGGATGATTGAGTTGTTCAAGGACTTCCGCATCAGTACTTAGGTTCCCCTTTTTCGTTTGTTTTATCGGTTTTAATTTCAGTTTTTCAAACAAAATTGTGCGTAATTGCTTTGTTGAATTTGGATTAAACTCTTCACCTGCGATTCGGAATAACTTTACTTTTTCCGATTCAATCTTGGTCACGTAATCCCTTTCGACCTCAGACGCCTTCTTTACATCAATAAGAACCCCTCGTTCCTCCATATCGATAAGGGATCGAAAAGACTTCATCGCATGATTGATAAAGTAATCGAGCATACCGCGCTGATGGAGTTCCTCCATCATAATCGGGAATACCTCTCGGAGTACGTCCACGTCTGTCGCGGAATATGGAAGTAAAACCGCCGGAGGAATATCCGCGTAAGTTTGCTCGCCAGAAATAAACCCAGATACATCCCAATCCGAATAATTCAAATACCACAATGCAATATCATCGAGAGCGTGATTTCTTTCAAGGTTCTCCCGCAGGACGCAATGCGCCGCAAAGGAATCGAAATAGAAGTTATTGCATTGAATCCCTTGCGCTCGAAGGACGCCGATATCATACTTTCCATTTTGAAAGACTTTGGGAATATTATTTAATGCGAACAGCTGCTGTAGGACCGAATATTTAAACGCAGGAGAAATGGCCGGATTATCATAAAATTGCATCACGTACGTGCCGTCCATGCACGAAAACTGTGCGAGAATAACATCCGCTTTATATCGATCAAGAGACGTTGTTTCAAGGTCTAAGAATAAGATCTCTTGTCGAAGGGCAATAGATAAAGCGGCGTTGATTTCCATCTCAGTCTTCGCGATAGTGAACTCTGGAGTATGCCGAATGAGGGGGCGGCCGGAAAGCGTTCTCGCGAATACTTTATAGTCTTCCGCGAGGACGAACATGATCGACGGATTGGAGTCTTGCTTCTGTCGATCACCTGAGCGGAGCACATACGCAGGATGAAATGTCGTGAATGTAGTCTTCTTTTCTGCTCCCGGGATAATATCGGCGACTTTATCGCAGGGATGGATTTTACCTCGAAGAGGCGTTATCTTTTTATCTGTCTCATGGATGGCCTTTATCGCCTCTTCACCAACAGACATCCACGGGAGGTGAACAAGGGGTTTCAGTTCCTCATATAATCGATGGCGACAAAATAGCTCGATCTCATCAGGGCTCGCTTTTGGATAACAGGAGCAGACATTAATAATATCGACGTCCTCCCGATATAGCCCCGCCTGATACATCAGGTAATCGTTGAGCTTGCCACTTGGGCCGACCATCGGCCTTCGTTCGATTACTTCCTCCGCTCCCGGTGCCTCCGCGATCAGTACGAACTTCGCGGAAGGTTTTATTTCACTTGGAACGAATTGCTTCACGCCTCTTACCGGGCATTTTTCGCATACTTGAAACATGTTATCCTCCGTATTCGGGTTTCTTCGCCCTTGTCACAATTGTTTCAAACTCTAACTGAGGAAAGAAAACGATTTGACCGATTGGGTCTCCGCGATGAACTTTGAGCGAGGTTTGCTGAATGTTAACCAGGCAAGGTCCGATATCCCAAATGTAATCCTGGTCAATGACGCCGTTCATCACGAGAAGATTTTTGAACTTCATGCTGGAATTCGAGAAGATAATTCCAAAGCATCCTTCCATGATCGCACCAACGCCAATTGGAACGAAGACCCGAATACCTGGGTCAATGGTGCGCTCTTCCATCGCGAAGAGGTCAAAGCCGGCTTCACGATCTGTTTTTCGAGTTGGTATAATCGCATCCGAATGATGTACCACCCACTTAATCTTTAACGGCATATTTTCTCCTCCTTTTTCAGTCGCTCAAGGAAGTCCGCTGGATCTCCAAGAAGGCGAAGATGAATGATAAAGTGATTATAGTCCGGCCGCTTACACGCCTCGGTTATAAAAAACGGTTCTGGGGTCATATCGAAAGACTTCATCGCGCGTTCGAAAAAGGATGTAAGCTCTGACGAAATGGTCGTTCGCTCGTGCCAGATCTTTTCCTGATTATGCTCTTTAGCTACCGCACAAATACTGTTGCAAAACGGGCAAACCGTGATGAAACTATATTGCGATACATATAGAGCATCTTCGATTTTCATATTACAGAAGTCACACATTCTAATCACCCCCCTTCCTTTCTTTTACCGCTATTCTTCCCATAATTCATAATAAAACATATTTGCAAATGGGATAAAGAATAACCTGCCGTCTTTCCTGAATCGGATTGAATTATCTGTTTCACTAAATGCGACGATATCGTCCCATTTTGCCAACTCTCCATCAGTAAACATTATTCTTATGTGTATCGGAGGATGCATCGCGGCGCTCCTTTCTATTCGTTAGATTGATTCCATCTCTCAAGGGCATCCTGAACGGTGATCGCAGGACATTCACATCCTGACCACTTTCCACAGGACGCCCACGCGAAAGCTCGAATCATACAAAAGTAAACGAGTCGTCGAGGTAACCGATAAGACAGCCAAAACCAAAAGTCATCTATACGATCTCTTCCCATAAGTCCTCCTATGTTAGTTTAGAACCGAAATCCTTATCTGCCGCGGAAAGTACTGCGACCGCGTTGTGTTGATGTATTGATTCCTCATGCTCTGCAACAACGGAGAAATCGTCGAACCCGAATTCGGTTAGACTCTTTTTCACGAGCTCGACAACGTCTTCAACGAACACGGGATTCTCTTCGCATCTTACTGCAAGGTTATGTTCGTCGGGGCGCTTTACAAATCTCTGAGGAAGGACCAGGCGGGAGGCGACGGCATTATAAATGGATATCAGATGGGGTGGCTCGAAAGAAGCTGTTTTAACCGTAGAAGTTACAAATCCTCGTTGAATATGTGGAACGCCCTTCTTCTGGGATCGACACAACTCGAGGGAGCACGGGCATGTTGTAATATTCTGGACAACGAATTGGAAGGTTTTCACGTAAGTGCTCGTATCGTCAGCAGAGTATTTAAAATGGCCTTCCAAAACGATGGGCACAATTTGATCTCCGATTTGTACCTTTGTTCGAATCTTCACGTGAGATGATCTTGCGCTCTGTACAAGGCAGAGGCGCTTATTCAATTGAAAGATCGAGTTATCACAGATCTCGGTGAAGTATTCCATCGCAGCAACAAACCGGCTCATATGAACGCCACGGGTTCCATTTAGGCCGACATATAGGGAAAATTCTCCGAGAACCATTTGAAGGCCGAAATGCGCGAACTGATGGAAATTTCTGATCCCGACCTTTTGAATTTGGCGGTCAACGCGCTGTTCAACCATTAGGTCGGGTAAATTCGATTCCATTTGGTCCCTCCTCCTGATAAATTGGTGAAATAGAAAAATCAAAAAATCCATCTAACCTATCAACAATGCTTGTTGTCACGGGATCTAAAACTTCAACGGATCCTAAATTCCTTCCGATACGCCACGGGGATAATTTATATCCACTCATTGGTGCTATAAAAACCTTTTGAATTCCCAATCCATACGCTATGAAGCAATAATTTTTCGCTTTTGCGATCGCATCGCTGTCGAGAAGAAAGATCACGGTATCAAAAGTTTTAATTAACTGCCATTGTCGATCTGAAATTCCGGTTCCTAACGCTGCGATGGCGAACGGAGATAATGTAACTGCATCAAATATTCCCTCAACAACTATGGCCTTATTACCGCAAAACGCTTTGACAATATCGTAATTATAAACCATCATCGAACGATTTCCAATCGTAAGATATTTTGGTTTCCCACTGAATGTTCGGATCTGCCAGCCGATCTTTTTCGAATTGAAGTATAGTGGCATAACAACGCCCCGTTCACCAAGAAACCAATCATGCGGTTGCCGAAGAGTTAAATATTGTGGGATATCCCAGCTAACGAATTTGGGTTGCCCAAATACTTTTGGGGTATCAGGAATAGTCGCGTCGGTGCGGCTAAGCGGTTTAAATCCCAAAAGTCTTCCGCCCCGATCACATTTAAAACAATGCCAAACCCCATTACTACGGCGAACATAAAAATGACCTGTAGTATCATCACAAAGTGGGCAGTGGTAAACGATATCCCGCTGGGTCTCTTTAACGGGACGCCCGAGGCTTTCGCGTGTTATCTCTTTATTAGGAAGTCTGTTCATATCGTAACCTTGCTGATTCAAATTGAGGTCGTAAGGGTATAAATAACGATTGCGCGCCACTATCACGAGTTAAAACAACGGAAAGCTTTTTCAAATCGCCCCAAGGAGTCAATGACATCAAAATATCACAGATCATGGCTTTCGAAAACGCTTCTGCCAGATGGCGTTCGTCAACATCTGTCTTACCTACTGCCAAGCGATTTGTCTGTGTCGCGGTCCATACACCTACTTTATGAACTGATGCGAGTTGTCGAAGAGTATAGAATATCTCTTCTAACTCAAATCGAACCTGATCCTTCTTAGAATTTGCTTTTAATAGGTCGCCATAGTCAACGATTACACAATCGATCTTTCCTTTCTGATCTTGTACATATTGGATCAGAGGCTCTAAGCCAATCGCTGAAACGCCTTTTGTGGGATATTGTTGAATTATTAATAAATCTTTGAACTTTGAAAAGTCTTGGAATTTCAGAAGAAGCTGCTCTCGAGAGTTCTTCAGGTTATTAATCGGTATCCCTGTGAATATTGAATCGTATCTTTTAAGTGTTTGCTTCGCAGACAGCTCCAATGTAACATGTAGAACCCGTTTTCCTACCGCCACGGCCGCGAACCCAAAGTTTATCAAGAGCATTGATTTACCCTGTTTAGGGCCTGCCATGATGATGCCTAGCTCACCTGCGCCGAGGCCGCCCTGCAGCGCTGCATCCAGAGGTGGAATTAGTGTTGGCACCTTTGAATCATCATATAGTTGTAATGAGGTTCTATCTTCTACAGAGGAGAACCAGTCAATTGGTTCTTCTCGTGGTGCGGCGCCCTTTGCTAACTTATGTAACGCCTGTTCATCAAGAACTCCCTCTGCATCAACTTTCTGAATAACTTCTACGAGTGCTTTCCGTGCGCTACGTAAAAAGAAAAGGTTCTTGTATTCCGTTTTTAGATAAAGATATTCTGATTCAGCCAGCCCGTTCTCGTTATAAACAAAATGAAGTCGCTGTGCTATATCGACGATCTCGGTTTCGTGTAACCCTTCTGGGCGGGCCTTCAAGGTTAGACCAATTTCATTGAGCATGATCTCCATCGTGGGAAGGGTCTTTAGGGATTCGAATATACGACCGAAAACGTCGAATATCAAAGCGTTAGAATTATTATCAATCCGCGCGCTCTTCAAGTCGGTCGCCACCATTCGAGCAAAGTTTAAATCCGTCAAGACTACCTTAACGAACTTGTCTTCAAAGGTTGGGTTCATAGGATTGATAAGAATTCAGCCGCCTCCTCTCGGCTTAATCCCCAATTGTCTTGAAGCAACTTAATATACCAAGACTTCACCGCTACCATCTCCGCGCCGGGTGGTAACGAATGCTCCAGAAACTTGTGGACCTTTTGGATTGCTTTTTTCGATGCCAACTCGCGAACGCTCGGAACACGTAACTGTTGAAAAAGGATATACATGAACGTTTCGATATCTACTTTAATTTGGTTTATTAAATCCGCAGCACAGGCAAACTGGGCGGCTTTTTCCGTTCCAGGTAAAAGATCTTCTGGCCTTACGCGGAAATAAGGATGTCGCTGCCTACGAAACCGCTCGTAAGCACGTGCAACATCATGCATAGTATATGTAGTCATGCAGAGTATATTTGGAACCCAAGTGAGCGATAAATCTTTTCTCTCGTCTTCGAGTGTCGCTCTAACATGGGAATACCCTTATCAAAGATATCGATAATGTTTAAGAACTTCCCTTCAAAATTACGCATCCCGCGACCGACTCGTTGCATCGTAGTTATCGCAGATTTACCGCCAGATGCAATTACAAGGGTTTCAAAGTCTTCAACGTCAATGCCTTCATCGAAAATTTTTGTTGCGATTGTAATTTTACAACGGTTTGTTAAGGCCGCAACTCTGGTATGGATATCATCTGATCCGCTGCAAAAGGTAACGTCCTCGCCCTTTAATAATTCTACCAATCGAAGCCCGTGCGAAACTCGATTCACAAAAACAAGAATCTTTCCAGGTGCTGATTTGCAAATCTCGGATATCATTTGGTTTCGTGGCGCATTCTCAGATAGTAGTTCCCCTTCAATAACATTCCACGGGCGGCGCTCATATAGAAGACTTTGACGATCGGTAAAGGTAAACGGAAAGAATACCACGCCCGCTTTCGGCGTTAAGCCCATATCACCCAATTCTTTTGTCGTCATCTGATATCGGATTTCGCCCGTTGCCGCGATTAACAATAAATCTTTCTGATCGGCGCGGCCTGTTGGCGTTCCGCTAAATCCAAAACGATATGGCGCAGGGGTACCCAACAAGATCTCCTGATACGTTTCCATTGGGCAATGATGTGCTTCATCACAGATGAGCGTGATATAACGATCAAAGTTCGCGATTTTATGAACTGAATAAACGGATGAGACCATTACAAGGTCGCTTGGTTCAAATTCTTTTCCTGTGCAAATACCAATCTTAAATGGGAACCATTTGCTTAACTTCTCGTGAACCTGTTTAACGATTTCATTTCGATGCACTAAATATAAAGCAGGAAGACCGATCCGGCGAATTACTTCTGCTGCAATGTACGTCTTTCCTGATGCGGTGGGAGTCCAACAAACCCCTCGATGTGGATATGCAATAAGTTTTTCGACCGCCGCCTGTTGATAATCGCGAAGAGTATAGTTACAAGACCATGGTGTTTGAAATGCTGGAAGATCGCGCATATCGATAACTTCTGCTTCGGGTAAAGTTCGAGCGACGCGTTCTGATAATCCTACTGGAAATGATCCGTCTGGCTTTAGCAGTTGGATCGTTTTCCCTGCTATTTTCTTTTTCGGACCCAACCAAATTGGGGGAGTTTTTATAGTCGTAACTGGGAATACTTTTGCACGGGGAAAATCTCCCTCAATAACCGAAAAACGGTTTCCAATCAATATGCGCATGTTCAAGATGGTTTCGTCTCTTAAATACTTCGTATTTAAGAGATCAAACTCTTTTGGACTTTTTGGGACCTTTTAATGCGATTAATCCCTGGATTTCTCGGATCCAGTTTGACGTATCAATTTGTGTTTGTGCGGTCACGATTCTGTTATAACTTTCCACCGCATTACTGGTAACTATTGCGCCCTTGCTTCGAAGTTTCCGCACCAACACTTTCAGAGGAAAACACGTGATCGTTACACCATGCAAATCGAGCGCATAAGCTAATGTGTTCGCACCTAAACATATTGTAGCAACAATTCCACCGTTATCGTGACACTTTTTGAAAATCTCTTGAACGATTGGACTTGCGCCAAGTTGATTCGTCGGAACCGGCCCGCCACTTGTTTGAATAACAACGTCAAAGAGATCATAGTATAACTTTTCCGTTTTGATTTCGTATTCCTTATCGCATAACTCCGATATCGCGAGAGGCCCTGTTGACATCTTAATAGCGTCCGGAAACCAT